CGATTACCTTCCGAACAAAATCAGAGGTACTGCAGGCCGGTATATTCCGTTGGGTCATAGAGCCTTCCGATGTTGTTGTTCAACGGGTTGGTGACGGACAGAGTGACCGACGCAGAGTCGGCGTCGATATCCACCGTCTTGACGTATAGTTGCCACGACTTAATTGGTACCGACACATCGCCGCTGTCGAAGATCTGCCGCGTGGCCGTGATGGCCGTCAGACGGGCTGCGCCCTTCCACTGCTTCATCAGCGCTTTGATATCCGACGATAGCCGCCCAAGCTTCACCGTCGCGTCGATCACCGGCGTACCGCTCTGCTGGCTCTCTTCGATTTCAAAACGCGCTGGCGTGTACGTCTGGCCGCCAAGCGTCTTCTGGAAGAACTGCTTGTCTACCAGGCGGACATAGCCAAAGGAAGGATGGTAGAACGTGATAGTGTCGTACAGGCCGCGCGTCGGTCGCCGCTGCTTATACTCCCTGAAACTCGGCATTACGGCACCCTCGGCAGTGATTCTGGGTCTCTGTTGTCCGGATAACCCGTTACAACGATATCCAGCCACGAATCCCACGGCGGCGGCAGTTCAACGATGATGTCGTCGAATTCATCGTCAGTGTTGTAAAGGTGGTTAGCGATAACGGTCCCCGTCCAGGTCACCACCCCGCCGTCGATACTGGTTTGCACCGGCATCTGCGTGAAGTGAAGTTCCTGCAACTGCAGGCCACTGCCGCCAAGGTTGATATTCATCCTGAACCAGTTAAGGCCGCGGTTGAGATAGTTAGGGCTCCGCAGCCACTGCTGAAAAGCGCGCTCCTGGTCGAGAGTGAAGATCCACGTCAGGGACCATGTCACTTTCAGGTCGTCAGTAAGGCTCTGGAAGATAGCCGGGCCGACCGCTGGCTGATCGGTCTGGAACCCGGTATCTAGCGTCATGTTTTTGCTGGCCTTCTGCGCCAGCGGCAGCCAGTCTGGATAGTCGATAATTGGCATCTAAGCTCCAGGCATTAAAAAACCCGCCGGAGCGGGTTTGATTATTCAACTGATCGTGGACCAGTCTGTGCATCGTAAACATTGATTTTAATGTCAACGATATCCCCATGATTGATAAATTCCAGATCCTCTCCAGCAGGTGCAATGCCTTTAATTGTAGAGCCATCCTTCAGAGTAAAGACAAACTCTACTGCCCTGTTTGGATAAAGCTTATGAGGCTTGCCTATCTCAGTTGGTATTGATTGCACATCGTTTGGCTCAATAACCACACATATCTCCTTATAACTGACCTCGAGGTGTTCTTTTCGCAGTTGTATTGCCAGTGATAGCCTGCGATATAGGACCTCCATTATTCAAGTCAGCAATAATGGCATCCACGGTTATTGTACCATCTCCGTTGTTCGTAGCTTGAGCGTCAAATGTGGCACTAGTCATATTCTGAACGTTGATTATGACGCTAACTACGCCCCCTGCAGTCATTTCCTTATTGCTGATCACCCTGCCATTGTCGCCCGGTATCATGTACTGCTTGCCGGTACTGGCCTGGTAAATCTCCGGCATGCCGCCTTCTCCTACCTGGTACATACCGCCAGCAGAAACGGGTCCACCGTTCTTACGCTTTCCGAGCAGGTTCGCGCCAATAACGCCTGCCACCGCGCCGAGACCGATCGCTGCAGCCGTACCCATTGAGGCAATGGATGACAGGATCGCCGCCGGTGTCCATGCCGCCGCTACCGTGCCAGCCGCCGCAACGCTAGTCGCAGTCTGAACACCAGTTGCTGCAGTTTGCACGGCAGTAACAGTCCCAATGGCCGATGTCTGTGCCGCAGAACCCATAATCGCCGATTTGACCCACTCAACCCCCATCTGCACGAAGGTATTAACCAGACTGTTGAGGACAGTGCTACCAAGAGAGCGCATTGCATCACTAGCCGTCATGCTACCGGTGATAATTCCCGTTAATGCGTTGGACGCATTTCCTGCGAGCGCGTCAATTGAAGCGGCCAGCGCTTCCGTCCCGGCGTTTTGGTTTCTGAATATCTCCCACTGAGCTGCAATCCTCTCCTGCTCATACTTCCTATTGGCCGCATTCGTCAATTCCAGTCCTCTCTGGGTTAACTGCCCCTTCTGGCTTTCAAACTGCTGAATTAACGCCAATTCCTGAGCGTGCTGGTTAGCAAGCCTCTGAACCGGATCTACCTCTCCTTTGGCCGACTGCTGCGGGGTTACAACCTGTTGGGCGCGGATTTTTGCCAAATTCGCCTGATGATTGGCCTCAAGCCGCTCAGCAGTTTTGTCGTACTGCTCCTGGCTAATCTTCTTGGCCGCCAAAGCGGTTTTCAGGTCATCAACATCTTGCTTATAGCTGGCGTTCTCGCGGGCCTCAGGAAGAAGTTTCTCCGCTGCAGCCTGAGACTTAATGGCGTTGGCGGTGTCCCATTTTGTTGCGGCGTACTGACCAGCCAGAGCTATTTGCTCTTTGGTGGCGCCTTTCCCAAGCGACTGCTGCGCAGCCAGGATGGCCTGTTCGCGGCTCAGCTTGTTCGTTGAGTCTGCTGCCAGTTCTGATTGTTGTTTGAGGTTAGCCAGCTTCTGGGCGATGGAGTCTGCCTGGGAAGCACCCTTCTTCTGCTCGGACTGAAGTGTCTTCTGCGCTTGCGTATTTTTGTACGTAGCGGCAGCATCATCTTCCATCTGCTTGGCGTGCGGATCATCCTTCGCAAAGCCAGCATCTTCGGCAGCGTATTGCGCTTGCAACCGTGCGCGGGCCTCACCCTGGAGCTTCGACAGCGCAAGGTTACGCTGAGACTGCTTAATCAGATTCTTCTGCCCGGCAGTAAGATTATCAGTTGATCGTTTAAGGCTATCGACATTGAACGACGCGTTTGCCGCCTCTCTTGCAAGCTCAATAATAGGACCAAGTAATGCGTTAATTGCTGCTTGCCCATCGCTTGATGCTGGCTGGAGGCTCTGCAACTTAAGCGCCAGATCCTGTAAGGCCTGAGGTGAAGGGTTCTTACTTAGTTCAGATAGTTGCTTTGATAACTCAAAGGCTTGCTGATCGCTGATGCCAAATTTTGACGCTAATGCGCCAACCGTATTAGCAATACTCATCCCTGTGGCATTCCATTCCATGCCAGCGGAGCTTATCTGTTTAAGTGCTTCAGAATAATTACTCGTGGTGATATCGAGTGCTGCAAGGCGGTCATTGAAACCTTTAACTGATGCATAGCCGCCAGTGAAAGCAGATAAAGCCTTGTCACCAAAAGAGAGGAATGAGTCTGACGCATCGCTAATAGCCTTTGGTATTTTAGCGATAGCCTGGTTGTACTCCAGAAGCGCCTGGTTACGCATCAGCGTAGCGACTTCAGCGTTGGTCTTCGCCAGGTACGCATATTTGTCTGACAGCGCGGCCACGCCATTGCTCGAGACGTTGATAACCTTGTCCATCGCTTCGGCTGCATCTTTCAGCGCGTCCATGGCATTCTTGCCGCCATTAAGCGAAGTAATCAGCACGCCAGCCAAGACTGAACCAAGCGCGATTATGGCACCGAAAACAGCGCCTCCCGGCCCGAATGCACCAGCGAGTTGCGAGCCCTGTTGAGCGAACGCGACCAGCGCAGACTGCCCGCCCTGCACCTGTACGATGAAGTCCTGTACCTGGTACCCGGCCTGCTGCATACTGGTTTTCCAGTTTCCAGTGCCCTTTGCGCCATTTTCAACGCCAGTCTTCATGTCATATAAGCGACCAGTAAGCTCACCGATCTTCTGCTTTTCTTCGTCTGTCGCTTTCGACCCTGCGCGCAACTGTGCTGCCAGGACTGCGGCACTGCGCGCACCATTCTCCTGCGCTTCATCCAGCACAGCCAGTTGGTTACCAAGCGCCTCGATGATGGATTCTGCACGGCTGAATTCACTGCTAGCGCCGCCGGTACCGCTGCGGGCCTCTTCCATAGCGCGGGCAATGCCGCTGACGTTGGTATTCAGCTTGCGCAGCTGGTTATCCATGGAATTGGCATAACCTGCCAGTTCAGTAAACGCGGATCCGGTTTGTGACGTACTCTGGTCGAGGTTATCCATTCCCTTGCCGGACTGCTGGGCTGCAGCATCGAGTTTATCCAGGGCATCAATGGCCTGTTTCCCGCCCTGAAGCAGCGGCTCAACGTCGGCGCTGATTTCATAAACGATGCTACCGGCGTTCTTCTCACCTGCCATGTCATTCTCCGGTTATTGCTTTGCTTTTGCCCTGCGTGCGGCCTGTTTAGCCAGGTATTCGTCGGCGATGATGTCGTACTCATCGCGTGTGAAGCCTTTCTGGTCCGGGTATTTCGCCGCCAGCAGCATCTGAAATTCAGTCATCGTTAACTGGGCGGCTTCCGCGCGGTTCATGCCGAAGTGGCTACGTGCCGCGCTGATATATTCGAAGGCTTTAAACTCTGTGGTGCGCTCGCCTGTTTCGTTGCGCTGCAGCTGGCGAACCTTTGCCTTTCCGACGACACCGTGCTGCATGAGATGCTGAGCCAGCACAATGATGTCGTTCTTTGGCATCTGGCCCTGGCGGTAGACGACGCAGTGCCGCCACCCCTTCCACTCGCCGATCATTGGCGTCAGGTCGTCATCGCAGCACGACTGCAGCACCAGCATGCATGTTGATAAAAGCTTCTCGGCAGCGCGGTTGAATGATGGTGCCAGCCAGGCAGGAAAACGCCCCAACGTGCCTGCGCAAACCTCAATGAGCTGAGCGACATCATTGCCGTGTATGGTGGCGTACGCCTGCACAATCTCTTCCGGATTGCCGATCCTCGTCATAGCCTCGAATGAAGGTCGCAACAGGTAATCTTTCCCACCTTCGCAGCTGTCGCTGATAGAGAGTTCGCCAATATCGGTTAAAGCGGTCATAGGCCTTCCAGTAAACGGTCATTATCAAGGGCAGCACGCCGCCCTTTGGAATGTCCGTTAGGTAACGGTAACCGTATGCACGGCCACAAAGTTGCCGTCTTCGGTGTTGATGATGATCTGCGCGCTGCCGGTGGCAACACGCGTCACGGTAACGGTGTTGCCGGAGGCGGTGGCAGTTGCTTTGGTCGCGTCGGTAGTCGCCACAGTGAAATCTTTGTTGGTAGCGCCGGTTGGTGCGATGTTCACCGTGAAGGTGCTGGTACCGCCCGCCGTGCCGGTGCTGGTTGTCGGGGTTACCGTCACGCCAGTCACTGCTACAGCAGTCAGTTCGTTCACTTCGATGGTGGTTGCATCGCCTACTTTGAACTCGGTGGAGAAAGTGACGATGTCGTTGGTACCGCCGTCAGAGCTCAGCGCCGTGATGTTCATGTAGCCGACGAATTCGACCGGGCCGTAATCCATGCGTACCCAGATGCCTGGCTGGCGCTTGGCCTTCAGCTCGTCAGCGAAATACTTGATGAATTTGCCGACACCGTACTGATCCAGCTTGTCCTTCTTGCGCACTTCACCTTCAAAACTCAGGGTGAAATCACTGTTGGTGATGATGGTCTCGACATAGCCGCCGCCGTCATCCGCATCAGAGGTAACTGAGTTCGGGTTGAAGTCGAAGCCCTTCGACGTACCAGCAGCCAGCGCCTTCCACTCAGATTCGAGTGGTTTGACATCCGGGCAGCCATCGGCGACTTCCAGCACGACCGCACCGCCGAACAGGCGCTCGTTCGAGTTATGGCAATTAGCCATGTGAAACTCCTCTTTGACGTATAAAAGAAAACCCGCCGAAGCGGGTTATTTGGTTGGGATGGCTATTCGCCGTAAGTGCAGGCGAACTGGAGTCGGAAGACTATTCGCCCTTCTTCTGTGAGCACTGGCGCTGGAATTGCGCCCATGTTCTGGATGTAGCCGACACACTCGTCAGCCATGGGGTTAGCCTGGACATAATCGACGATGCGCTGCACGGCGCTAAGAGCGTCTTTGCGCTTGTCCTTCGCGCCTACGACATCAACCAGGACGTGATGCTCAGAGCCGAGGTCAGTACGGATATTCGAACCGCCGTTTGGTCTGAAGACGATTATTGCTTTAGCCAAGTCCTTCGGGTCGTCGTACATCAACTGCTGGACCGTGAATCCGGTCGTTAGCCCGGCGTCGACGAACATGTTACGCACCCGCTCGTGCATCATAGGCGTCATAGCGAAAGCTCCTTGCGCATCACCGCGTCAACGTTATCGCGCTCGTCATTCGCGCCTTTGGTCAGGAATTGCGGCTCGCCATGAGGATCCCAGTAGTTTCCCGTCCCGGTACCGCCGCCGAACTCTTTCGGTTTCTGTGGGCCGAACTCAGAGCGATTACTGGTCACGCCGAAGTGCGCGCGCGGCTGGCCTTTCAATTTGCCTGACGCCTCATGCACGTACGCAGCATAGTTTGCTGAGTAGCCGATGCGCCCGGTGATGAACACGCCGCCAGCGTCGATCTCCCGAAACTGGCTGTTAATCAGCGTAGAGGTGTCGATCGGGGTGTAATAGGCCGCCCGGTCGCCGATGAGTATCATCGCCGACTGCAACGCGCGGATTACCTTGCGCCCCTTAACGTTGTTGATGACATCGTTCAGGTGCTTCTTCGCCTGGCTGATGCCCTTCACTTTGATGCCCATAGCTACACTCCCGTAATTATCGCCCAGTCATCTTCCAGACCATCCAAGGTGTCGTTCCATCGCGTGACGTGACGCACCTCATCCGCGCCTGCGACAACAGGGTCCACCTCAGTACTGGCGCCAATCAGGATGTAATCCCCCTCATCAGCCAGAGCATATGCTGTAAAGAAAGTGTTTTTTACGACCACCTCTTTACCGAGTGAGCCAAGCTTCGCAGACAGGCCGCCAATGTAGTCACACATAATGGTTTCTGGCGGCTCGTAAGCAGATACCGGATCGCCATACTCGTCTTTCCCGCCAGCACCCTTACGCCATATCGTGCACGGCTTGTTGTACGACCATGAAGCAGTAGACGACATCAGCCCTCCTTCCAGCGCAGCACCTTCGCACCAGTCGCCCGGATGCGCGGGCAGTTGATGAACCACTCGCCGTCCGATTTCACGTAGCCGGTAGTCTCCCGCCCGGTGTCGGTCATCACCCAGACACGGGTGAATGAACGCGGCAGCCGGACGCTAACGGATATCCACGTCATCACTTATCCCCGCACATGCATCCACCACGACCGATCCAGATACCAGCGAACGCTGGCGCTGCGGTTGGGTCGGCAGGAATAAGAGCAGTAGCGCAGCCGTATTTATCCAGACCGCGAAGCAGGTTTAGCGAGCCCTTCCAGCGATCGGCCAATGACTGATAGCGGAATGATTCTGACGCCCCGCTCG